CACCATCGAAATAGCGCTTTGAAGGCTATTTAGGGCGCTCAACGGGTCTAACGGAATCATTTCTTTCTCTCCCACTTAATGCACACAACTCTTCGGTTGTAAACATCACCAGTCCAAGTCCATTTAATACATCGGTACTCTATGGTTGCCGCCAAGAGAAAGGCGATCACGGAAATGCCCAAACAATAATATAACTACAAAAGATTACAAAACCAAGAAGAAGGGCTGCTACTGAGATAGCAAACAGCCCGTCTTTCATTGCTGTGGAGGGTTCATCATAGTACTGAGCAAGCCTCTCGTGTAATACGAAGGTTGTGGGCCAGGTGTAGTACCAGTTAATAAGCCACTCATTGCTTGTTCAGCAGACTGTTTACGCAACATTGCTTGCAATTTATCTGCACCATAACCTGCGGCAGCAATTGGGATTGAATACTTCAAAGTCTCTGGACTACCAACACCAAACCCAACCGCACCACCAGTAATCAATTGACTACGTTGTGGGTTGAATTTAGCCATTAGAGTCAACAATGGGTCTAAAGAACTTCCCTTGGCAACTGCTTTGATGGCATTTTGCTCATCTTTGCTAAACAAATTCATCTTGTTTTTGTTGGCGGCAAGACCAATAAACCCTTGGCGAATTAACTCACTCTCAGATGCACTTGGATTTAAGGCTTTAGTTTCTGCAACATTTAAGATGTTATCAAGAGTAGAAGCACGACTTAGATTTCTAAAGTCTTTACGGGCTTCCATGATTGTTTTAACAGCAACATCAATTCCACCCGCACCAGAAACCACATCTTTTGGAGACAAAGCTGCAACGTGTTCGTCAATGCTATCAACCATTTCACTTGCAAGTCTACGAATGTTCTTATCTGGATTGCCTTTTAAGTTATTTGCCAACCTACGCATCTGCTCAACATTGTCAAAAGTAATGTTTCCACGCTGAAGGATGCTTTCATATTTGTTCAAAATGTTAGCAACAGGTGCGGCATTTTCTGGAATGTAATCAACAGCGTCTAAACGAGTTTTTATTTTGTCAACAAGACTTGTGGCATTTTGACCAGATATCTCAATACCTTGGTCGCTAACCTTTGTGTAAGCACGAGTTGCCTTTTGCTGAACATCAGCCATCGTAGTAGTTGGTTGTTTTCCTGTGGAAATTCGACCAGCAATATCGCCAGTAGCCTTACCAACAGCACCAGACACGCCTAAAGCGGCAATCGTTGCGGCTAAATCACTACCAGTGACTTCTTTGGTTATCTCTGCTACAGGTTGTGCAACCATAGGAGCAACAGTAGCGGCAGGAAGTTGACGAACTAAATCAGCACCAAAGACAGATTGCGGAGCAATTCCTGCCAAAGTAGCCGCAGAGGATAATGCTTGCATACCAACTTGTGCGGCTTTTTCAGCACCTGTTTCAGGTTGAGGAACACCAAGTTGTGTCAGACCTTTACTTTGTTCTTTAGACAAGTAAGGAACACGCTTCTCCGATCCAACAATGTTTGCACCAACATTAACTGCACCACTTAAAAAGTCAGTAACGATATTGGCGGGAGAGGAAACACCAGTAACTACGGCACGAGTAGCCAAACCAAGTTGTCGTCTAAGCAAATCACCGAGACCTTGTTCTTTTGGAGCTTCAGCAAAAGACATAGGTTGAGGAGTAAGTTGACCAGTAGGTTGAGCAGTTGGTTGTCCCTCACCCAAACTAGCCTTTATCTTTGCTAAAGCGGCTTCATTTGATAAGCCATCAGGCAATTCATAGGATGCGCCTTTGTATTCATAAACAGTCGCCATGATGCTTACCTTTAGTCTAGTTTAATAGGGTTTTGTGCAGTACCAGCCTTAGGGCCGTAGTAAGGCTCTATGCCTTGTGATGTACGACGACTATCAATGCGTTTCTGAGCATTTTCTTTAGCTTTTGCAGTAGATTTAGCAAAGTTGCTGAGAGCTTCAAGTGTAGTTTTAGTGTCGTTACCACCAAAAGCGGCAATAAGTTCATTGGCAAAACGCAAAACGTCTTTGTCGGTCTGAACACCTTTTGCCGCATCTGTCTTCAAGTTGGTAGCCTCTTGGACAGCACGTTGCAAAGCAGCATAGTTTCGGCTCTCAACAGAAGAATTACCAGCCGCATTCTGCGCTTGATAACGCAAATTGTTGACAGGGCCAAGTTCCAAAGGTGGTTTACCCGTTTTAGGATCAGGAGTCAATGTTGCAATGGCAGGTGCTAATGAAGTTTCACGAGCAGTCAATGAATCAACTAATTCAAGTTCTTTGTCCTCTTCTTTTTGCAGAGAAGGAGCAAGCACTTTAGGGCCTTTAAGTGAAGCAGTTAGTTCTCTCAATTCTCTTGCAGAATCGGCTCTCATTTGAGCAATTTGCAAAGCAGTAGCTCCAGCCACACGAGCCGCTTCAATCTTGGCATCAGCCGCAATCTTAGCCGCATCGATTCTTGCCTGATTAGCCAATTGTGCCGCTTCAGTTCTTGTCACATTAGCTGCTGCTTTATCTGCCGAAGCCTGTAAAGCCGCTAAAACCTTATCTGGTGAACCATACTTAGTAACAACAGCAAGAACATCATCTTGTGTAGCACCTTGAGGCAACTTAGACAACTCATCACGCAATTGCTCTTCTTGCTTAATAGAGAGTTGTGTCTTAGCCGCTTGAGCCAAAGAAGCAGTTTCAGCCGCCCGTCTTTGTTGTGTTTGAGCCATCTCACTCTGTGCTTGACGAGCATATTGAGCCAAAGCCATAGCACCTTGTTGGTCACCCATCTGAGACAACATCTGAGCGCCTTTTAGGATCGACTCAGGGTTAGTTTGGTCTATCTGTTGGGCAATAGTGTTTCTAGTGCTGATTAGCTTTAACTGAGGGTCTTCTATGCCCATAGCACCACCAATGGCAGTACCAAGACCTTTAGCACCACCATAAGTCAATGCCGCACCACGGGCAGCAGGGTCTAGTTGAGCAAGGGCAATACCCTCATTCATCGCACCAACACGTTGTTGCTGACCATACATTTCAGGGGTTAAACCGAATAACCCCGCTACTATATTTTCTGCCATGATGAATCCTTAAGAAAATAAGCCACCAAATGCTTGCCCAAATGCGGGAGAAGCACCTAGTCCACTCAATAGTGTTGAATAGGGGTTAGTAGTTGCCGCAGGGCCAGTAGCCAAACGAGTACTGAACTCAGCACCTGAAAGACCTAAACGACCCACATTAGCACCTGCGGTAGCCGCTTGTTGACCAAGAGCCGCACCCATTGTCAAAGGTTGTTGTGCAGCAGTCTCAAGACCTTGTACTTGTCCCAAAGCAGTTGTGTAAGGCTGATATGCCGCCTGTTGACCTGCATAGTAGTTGCCCATAGTCTGTGCGCCAGTACCCAACAATCCCGCACCAAATGCGACATTCTGTTGTCCATACTGTTGAGCATTAGCCGCCAATTGAGCCTCTTGTTGCGCTCTAGCGTTATACAAAGCCTGTAGTTCAGGAGTTGTAGCACCCAAAGTACCGCCTTGAGCCACAGATAAGCCACCACGACCCTGTTGTTGGAGTCTGTTTTGCAGATTGGCCAACTCTAACTCTCTGCCTGGTTGCAACAAAGCCATCTGTTGATTGAGATAGTTCTGTGCAACATCTTGAGGAGATTGAGCCAAGTATTGATTGCCAAGGCTAAACAAGTTCTGAGCGCCTGTTTGTAGAGGAGCAAACTGTGCTTGAGCGCCTTCAGCTTGAACTAAACCTTGTTCAGCCAACTTAACCAAGCGGTCTTGAGCATTCTTAGCTTCAGGGCTTAGTGTGTATCCTGCGCTTGTCAATTGACCAGTTACTGGATCGACTTGGAACTGTGAAGTACCAAATCGAGTAGTCATGCCAACAGGTCGAAACTGAGCCGCTTGTTTGGCAGCAGCAGTCTCGGTGTCAATCATCTGTTGCGCTCTTTGAGCCGCTTCACGAGATGTTTGTTGTTGGAGAAGACCTGCACCAGTAGTTAAACCACCTGATAGCAAAGCACCTAGTTGAGCCGCAGTAAGACCGCCTAGACCTGTTGTCGCAGTTCCTAATCTAGTACCGACACCAGTACCCACTCCAGTACCGACGCCCGCAAGAGTAGTACCTAGACCTGTTCCAACACCCGTACCTACTCCTGTTAATACACCAGTTCCAACTCCACCCAAAGTAGTGCCAAGACCTGATCCTGTCAAAACTCCTGTGCCTAAACCTGTACCTGCGGTAATACCTGCACCAGTACCTGCCGCACCTAAACCCGCACCAGTAGTAGATAGACCTAGACCACCTGCACCTGCCGTTAAGCCAGTACCGCCACCCATTCCTGCAACAGTACCGCCTAAAGCACCCGTCAAAGCACCAGTACCACTACCACCTGTTAGATTGGTCAATGTACCTGCTAAAGCACCAGTAGTTAAAGAGTTAGCAAGAGCAGTTGCACCCGCAGTACCACCTGCACCACCAAGAGCTAAGTCTAGTTGGGCAAGTTCACCCATTGTTAAGCCTGTAGTGCCAACAGTTCCCGCTGTTCCTGCTGCACCACCACCACCAAATAGACCATCAAAACCACCACCTAGACCACCGAATAAAAGAGCAGAACCTCCTAAGAACTTCAGAAAGTCTTGACCAGCATTAACTTCTTGTTGAACACCAGTTCTCTCAAGTTCACCAGTTGGTGTGTATTGGTTATAGCCACCGCCAGCTTGGTTTTCACCAACTTTGTAGGTATAGACATTCTCAAGACCACCGATCTGCTGATTCTCACCATCACCAATAACTTGATACTGAGGTTGAACAATGGTGTCGCCCAAAGTGATAGTTTGACCTGGAGGAATAGTAGCCGCCACACGGGAAGCAACTTCACCTTCATTTAGTCCAACTGCTTGAGCCATTTGAGCAGGAGAGACTCCATAAGTCTCCATAGCCGTGACGATCTGGGCATCACTCATGCCAGGATTCGCTACTAAGAAATCTACAATTTGTTCATTAGATACAGCCATTATTTCTCTCCATTATGTAGCTTCAACCCAAGCCAATTGTTCTTCATTCCAAGAATATCGTTTGCCATCAGTAGGCATTTGTGTGGGTGCTTCCCAAACGCAAGATGTTTCGTTTAATGTCCAGCTTGCAAATGGTTTTGGAGGAATAAACGCATCTCTTGTAGAGTCGTATGTGTAACCAATTCCTGCAAAGTTTTTACGAAAAGTACCATTAAAACTTGTTTGTTTCCAACGAGAATAACCACCAGACCAACGAACTAAAAACGCATATCCCATCGTTTCAGATTCGTTACCTTCAGATGTAAGTAATTCAATGTTATTGACGCAATGCACTTCAAGAACAACATTGTTTTCATCTAATTTTGCAAAATGTGCCATTTGTTATTCCTTAGAATGTAATTGTTCCATTACCTGTCCATTGATAGACACGATAACCGCCAGCTACTGTGATTGTTGGCGAACCTGTAGTAGAAGTTGCTGCTTTATATGTATCAGCGTAGCGAATAATTACAATTCCTGATCCACCAGCGCCACCATTGTGTACTGTACTGTCATCGGTAGAATTTGCACCGCCTCCACCACCGCCTGTGTTTACTGTGCCAGCAGTTCCATTTGAATTTGTTGGGCTTCCACCACCACCGCCAGCGCCACCAGAAGAAGATGGTGCGCTAAAAATTGCACCGCCTCCACCACCACCAGAATATGTAGTAGATGAGCCAGAAATGCTTGATGCAGTACCTGCACCGCCATCGCCACCTACTGATGTTGTTCCATCAGAACCAACAGCGGAAGCACCGCCACCGCCACCAGCACCATATTTACCGCTAAAGCCACCACCTGCGCCACCAGTGCTACCTTGTGATGGGCTTGTTGATGGTGTATTTCCAGCACCACCATTATTTGAGGCGATTCCACCACCACCAGAACCGCCAGAACCGCCAGTATTAGTGCCGCTAGGCCCACCTCCAAAACCACCACCAGTTGAGGTAATGGTTGAAAATACTGAATCCGAACCTTTTGCGCCTTGATTTCCACTTGTTCCACCTGCACCGCCAGCACCAACTGTTACTGTAATTGAAGTACCAGAAGAAACAGCAAATCCCGATGCAGTTCTAAATCCACCAGCACCACCACCGCCAGCACGATAAGAACCGCCACCGCCGCCACCAGCTACTACAAGATACTCAACGTCTGGAGGAGGAGAAATAGTTGATACAACATCTACCCAACCGAGACCGCCATAAATTTCAAATTTATTAGTTGTACTATTAACTCGGATCATTCCACTAGTAGGAGTGGCCGGTCTTTCAGCAGTTGTTCCTGTTGGAATTTTAAATGAACCTGTAGATGTGTTTGCTGTATCAGAAACAGTTGTTGCAGTTGCGCTTGAAGATGCCCACGATAAACTTCCTGAACCATTTGTAGTTAATACTTGTGTGTTTGAACCATCAGCACTAGGCAATGTCCAAGTTACATTAGATGCAATAGTGTCAGGTGCTTTAAATGCTACATAATTGCTGCCATTATCAGTATCTTCATACAACTTGATATTAGAGCCAGCAGTTGAATTTCCAAGCACATCTAATGCACCTGTAAAAACAGCAGCACCAGTATCACTTAATGTTGCACCAGTAGAGTTCTGAAGCAATTTTCCAGTTGTGCTATCGAATCTAGCAAAAGCATTGTCAGTAGAAGATGCAGGGCCAACAACATCACCTGATCCACCACCAGAAGACGCAATCGTTATTCCACCTGCGCTATTGGTAATCGTAATACCAGAACCTTGTGTCAAAGTTGCTTTGGTTAATGTGTTACCAGTAGAGTTACCAATCAACAATTGACCATCGGTGTAAGATGTTTGACCTGTACCACCATTAGCCACAGGAAGTGTTCCTGTTACACCAGTAGACAAAGGCAATCCAGTTGCGTTTGTCAATGTCGCACTAGTAGGTGTTCCAAGAATAGGAGTAACAAGAGTAGGAGAAGTAGCAAATACAGCAGAGCCTGTTCCTGTTTCATCAGTCAAAGCAGCTAAAAGGTTAGCAGAACTAAATGAACCTAGTGAGCTTGCATTGCCAACTGAAGTTATAGCACCAGTAAGATTTGCGTTAGTTGTGACATTACCTGCCGTAAAACCAGAGGCAGTACCCGTGATATTTGTACCTACCAAAGCAGATGGAGTACCCAAAGCAGGTGTCACCAGAGTAGGACTATTGGCAAACACCAAAGCACCAGAACCAGTTTCATCTGTTACTGCGGAAGCAAGGTTGGCAGATGATGGTGTACCCAAGAATGTCGCTACACCAGTACCAAGACCTGACACACCTGTTGAGATTGGCAGACCTGTTAGATTAGTTGCAGTACCCGAAGTAGGCGTTCCCAAGGCGGGAGTCACCAATGTAGGACTGTTTGACAGAACAACTGACCCTGTACCTGTCGATGTTGCTACACCAGTACCGCCTTGAGCAACTGTCAACGCTGTTGTAAGACCTGTTATAGAAGTAATGTCGCTATTAGCGCCACTTGCCGCAGCACCTAAATTAGTTCGTGCATTGGCAGCCGTAGAAGCACCTGTACCACCATCAGCAACCGCTAGATCGGTAATTCCAGTAATCGTGCCACCCGTAATTGCGGCAGAAGCATTGTCTGTTTTGGTCGCTACAGCAGTCTGAATATTGTTAAATTCAGTATCAATCTCAGCACCCTTAACAATCTTTAAAGGATTGCCAGGTGATAAGTTATCTTTTGTAGCGAAATTGGTTGATTTAGTGTAATTACTCATGGTTTACCTCTTACCCTATTTTGCCATCTTTGGCTTGAATTTCAATCTTTTGCAAAGAAAACGAAGAATTGTTAATTGTTGTTTCGTAACCAGTTTGAACAATCTTTCCCGCACCTGAAGCATTAGCAGTCAAAGTCTTAATTGGAACGCCACTTGTGTATTCAGCAATGTTGTATTCAGCAATGCCATACTCATAACTTACTTGTGTTGGGATATAAACATTTTCTGATTGATAAGCACCAGAATAATCAAATCCCCACTTAATCGTTAAAAATTGGTTTGATCCACCAATCACAATAGCAGTAATATTTTTTAGGATGGAAATCTGATTGGGGTTTCCCAAGTCAGCATTGTTTGTGTAGTACGCAAATCGGTAAGTAGCGGTGTCATCAAGATAAGTTCCATATTTACCGATATATCCATTTTTACCAATATACAAGTCGCCATTACGCAAAGAACGCAAAGATGTTGGAGCAATTGAGTCCCACTTCGTTACACGGGAAGCTCCATCTTGCAAGGATTGTTTGGTGTCAAAACAATAAACTTGAAGAGTTGCGGGTAAAACAAGTAGATAAAAGGCTTCTTTTTCTGAGTAAACAGATTTCAAGTTAGCCAATGTCTCGCTTGCCAATGATGAATTTAGGTCAAAACGAACATTCTTAGACAAGTCTCTTAGGGGTGCAGACTTCTCTTGAATAGTCCTCATCAATGAACGAACACCTGAGTCTGACAAGAAAATCACATCAGAGCCAACGCTTTGAATGGTATCTCTAGCAATACACCCAATAGAGCCAATTGTGTCGCTCAGAACAAGAGAAGCGGGTGTAGAAGCACCAGAGTAAACAAGAATCTGTCGTTTACCAAAAATAAACAAGAAATCATTGTGCGCTGCCAAGCCCATAACTTCATCAGCGCCATTAGGCCAAACACGAGAAACATCCAATGAGCCTGAAGTGCCACCACCCCATACATGACCTGCAATCAGATCAGAGAAGGTAACAGTTACTTTGTCTGTAGATGTATTAGCTACCCACAAACGACCAAAAGCTGAGATACAAATGTTTGCTTGAGGAACAGTAGCTACATAACCAGACTTCTCTGACACTCTGCGATAAGTAGTTGTACTTACTGCGGGATCATAAATCAGAGGATCGTGACCAGTTTGGAAGAAATAAGCAATGCCATTCAAAGAGGCAGTCTGCCAGTTAGATGCGGTAATGGTAGGAGCAGAGCCTCCACCGCCATAGGTCAACTCAGTCACCGCATTAGAAGTACCAAGTTTGAATATCTTGTTGTTTCCTGCAAACAGAACTGTAAGAGTCCCGTCAGTCTGGACTAACTCATGGATAACACCAACATCATTAGCACCTAGATTGCCAGAGGAAGAATTAACTCTTGACCAACCTTTTCTAGCACCAATACGACCATACTGATCCAAGATGCAGTTAGTTGCAACCAAAGCAAAGCCAGCCCCTAAATCAAGGGGAGAATCTTCAGTATTTAGGCCATAGAAGCCTGGTGCTGAGAGACTGTAACTTTGGAGTTGTGCTGCCATTAGACCGCCACAAAGTTGTCTTCAGGATAACGAGTGGACTCCAATGCAATTGCATCAGAGAGCATTCCTCTAAACAGAGCATAAGCCTCATTAGAGTTTGTCCCACCATCCTCACCACGCTCAATCAAAGCACGAGCATACGCACTCTGAGCAACCAAATAATCCAAGACCTTCACAGATGTGCCATCAGCAGACAGATTAGCCTGTGGGACAGTTACATCAAACTTCAATGTGTATACGCCATTAGGAACGGGAAATAAATCAATCTTCGTATCGCCACTACCATCTACACCACTAAAGCAAAATTCTGAAGGAATAGACTGTGAAGGCGTACCGAAGTTTAACTTTCGGTTCATATCTGCAACAGTAGTGTTATCTAAAGTAATAACACTTGTAGTATTGATGGCATCGTTAATACGAAACTTCTGACCAACACCTGTCAAAGCATAAGAACTTGTACCAGAAGTAGTAGTAACTGTAATTGTTTGTCCTAAGACATTCCAATTATAGGAATCCTCGATCTGACGTTTTGCATCATTGACAAACTTGCCAATCAAAGAAGAATAGGTTGTTTCGCCAACAGTAGATACTGTGCTTTCACGCAAGCGAACTAATACATCGTTAACAAGTTCTAAGTAGGTCATGTTCGTTGCGCTCCATTTATCTCAAATGTTCCAACAATAGACATTGTTGCGCCAGCTTCTGAGGTTGCAATAATGTAATCTCCCTCTTCCATCACAAAATATTGTGTTCCAGATAGAGGTGCAAAATTTACTTTTGAGAGTACCGAAAAATCAGCCGCAAGTGGAATTGTTGCCGACAAACTTACGTCATACCAAGACAAACTAATTGTTTTAGCAAGAACAGAAGAGTTTGTAACATTTAAGTAAGTGCATTTAGCATAATATCCAGTCGGTACTGTGTACAGCGTAGTAGCCGTAGCAGCAGTTAGATTTTTACCGACAGATACTGGTCTCACTTCATATTCCTCTTAGAGATCGCTTTAGCCTTCGCTTTAGCGTCTTCCTTGGACGTTGCGCCCCAAGCTCTAAGAGATAATAGGAGTCGGGTAGGCTTCCCATCTTTCATCTCAGCGCCAGGCATATTGCCCATTCGTGCTAAAAAGGATGCCCTACGAGGGTTATCTCCCGACTTTACTGGTGGTTTTAAATTACCACCCGTTTCTGCATTATACGATGCTCTCCCCTTGGCATTCAAGCCCCCCTTGGGGTTTTTTCCTTCTTTTGTTTGCCAAGCAGGAGATTTCATTTCTTCTTTGCGGTCTTAGCCGCAGCCTTAAATGCCGCCTCAGTAGGAGCACCTTTAGAACCAACCTTACGCATCTTTTCCTTAGAACCAGCTTTAATGCGTTCTTGTTTGGCATTGATATTAGCGTATAGACCTTGTTTCATTTCTTCTTCCTTTTGGACTCTGAAATAGCAATAGCAACTGCTTGTTTAGGATTCTTCACCACAGGGCCACCTTTGCCAGAGTGAAGTGTTCCCGCCTTGTACTCACGCATGACTTTAGAAATCTTAGCTTCTGCTTTGGTCTTTTTCATACTAACTCCGTAACAGATACTGTTGACGCAGTAACTGTTGCATCTTTGATAAATGCTATTTTTTGACCAGGACTTACTCGAATAATCTCAAAAGAGTTATTTGGAATCATGGCAGATGTTGTAATGCTTGCAGTAGGGTTTGAACCTATTTGATAGTGACAGTGACCTAATGAACAAGCAATGCGAATCATTGTTGTAGATGCACCAAAAGCAGTCATCTGAACGCTAGAATTGGTAACAGAAGCAACTTGGCTAGTTCCTAATGAAGCAACTCCAAAAGCAACATTATTTGGGTCTAATTGAAATATTGACATTATTTACCTCTTCCAGATTTCTTCATCATGTTAGTAGCGGTACGACCACCACGGGTAGGCATAGCTCTTGGCTTACCAACGGCAATCATAATTGCCAATGGCATACCTTTTTTGGTATCTTTTTTAGCCGTTTTAGGGCTAGACATCTTGGTTGTTTTTCCGTACATCATCGTTTTTCCTTCGTAATAGGCCCGCCAGCTTTCCACGCATCACAAGTACGGGCGGCAGCACAAGTGAATTGAAATAAGTCGCAATAGCCGAGATCAGCCGCTTCAATGAATTCTTCATCATAAGATAACTCTCCTTCACCTTCATCTTTTTCTAAACCACTTGAGATACATTCCATCATCGCAGGTGTTTGGATAAAGGCGGCACAATTCCCACAGAGCATACCTTTGATATTTTCGGTAGGTGCGTTATACATCTTGGCTTTCTTTAGCCAAAATAAATCATTAGATTCTTCAGGATTGGGTGGCCCATAGCCAAACTTCTTAAAGGCATTGTTTCGGTTCTTCAGATTGACCGAAATATCTTGTGTCGCTATAGGACAAACAACGCCAGTTAGGAGGCTCATTTGATGATCCTTGTCGCAACAAAAGAAATGATACCGCCTACTACAGAGGCGATTGCCATACCAACAAAGAAGCCACCTTTAGATTTGTTAGCCATTTCTAAAAGCGTTTTAATATCTTGGCGAAGTGCATGAACTTCAGCTTGTAAAGCCTCAACTTGAGCTTCAAGCTTACCAAATTCTCTTGGATCAATTTCCGACATTTGAAACCTCTTTTTTTGGTCTGCCCAACTTAGGTTTATCTTCGTCTTTCTTTGGAGTTTCCTCAACAAGAACGTATCCTTGATGACCTTTCATGCTATCAATATCATGCTGATAGGTGAAAGTTACTGTGTTTCCCGACTGTAAACAACGAAAAGTAGCCATAAAAACTCCAAAAAAAGGGGGGTATTAGCCCCCTTTAATTAAACTGCACGAGCCACAATAAGGTTCAATGTAGTTGATGCCAAGTCTACAGTACCTGCTGTAGGATTGTAAGTCACGATAGTAACTGTATTAGCGGCTGAAACATAGGCTCTACGAACCAAACCTGCCTCAGATACGCCTACTGCCATACCGATAACCATGTCGCCCAAAGCAACGCCTGGAACTGTAACTGTATCTGTAGCGGTTGCAGTCGTAAGAACTGATGCGCTATCAAGAGTACAAGTAACGTCCCAAGTGTCTGTAAATAGACCACGGAACTGGTCATTTCCCCTGCGGGAAGTAACTGCTGTTGCTGCTGCCATAATAAATCTCCTTAATGTAAAAAACCCCCCACCCGAAGGCGAGGGGAAAGGTTGTTATCGATTAAGAAGGAACAACCAAGGCAAACATGGAAGAAGACAAAGCTGCGCCAGTGGTAGCGGCTGCACGAAGTGCGGCAACGCCATACAAAGTGTCCGATGTGAACAAAGTAGCCAAGTAGTCTTGCTTGTACTGAGTCTGTGAACGGATGCCCACTTGCTCAACCAAAACCATAGCGTCCTTGTGACCCATCAAACAGACACGAGCAATAGCAGTACCGCTTGTTGGGAAAGCAGCAGTTGCAGATGCAGAGTCAGCATTGCTGGATGTGTACACGGGGATACCATACAGTTGACCGATTTCACCATTGCGGATTGCATTACCATTACCCACAAAAGCCTGTTCTGTGTAACGGGCAAGACCCATCAACGTATTGCGGCTTGAAGGAGGAATGATAAAGAAACGGCCATCCATAGGAGTGTCGTTGTCATCCAAACGCTGAATAGTACGACGAATAGCCGCATCAGTCAGAGCAGAAGCATTGCCAGTATTGGTGTTTGCTGTGTAGTCAAAGGTTGTTGTGCCGTCACCACCAATAAAGGCAGAGCCGTACTGTGCGCCTGTAGTACCACCATTAGCAACACGACCCAACTGGATCAAACTTGTATCCACTTGACGAGCCAGAGCGTAACCAGCATCAGCAGTATAGAACTGACGTAGGCTATTCAAGGCTTGTGCTTCAACGATGTCCTCGATGAAACGTGAGTACTCAAAGTGCTTGTTAATGTTAACCAAAACTTCTGTCTCAGTATCTGCAATCAAAGTGACAGCAGTAGAGGCAGCTTTAGCTGAAGCAGAACCACGAGTAGGTGCGGGAATGTGTACTACATCACCCTTCTTACCCTTGAAATTCATCTTCATTACGATGTTAGCCAATACAAGGTTTTTCTTGTATGCGGCTACGATTTCATCTGACCAGATTTCTGGGATGAACTTGTCTGCGGTTGTTACTGTTACCGCTGGTGTGGGATATGCCATAATTAAATCTCCTAAAGTTTAACGAACTCGACCTTCTTGGTATGCCGTCATAATTTCTTGACTTAGAGCATCATACCGATCTGGGTCTTGCATTTTCAGCCGAATAAGGTCTGCCCTTCGGT